GTGCTTCTGACGGCAACGCAAAGATTCGTGCTTTTGCACATGCAATCAAGCACATTTTTAAAAAGTCTATCTTCAGTTTGGCTAATGAGGGATTGATTCATGTAGCTAATATATGCATGAATTCTTACTCTAATGTGTCCGATGTCGTGCCTTTGCAAGGAGCAACTGAAGACACTATTGACATCTTGTTGAGCGGCATAGAGCGTACTGAGAGAAGTCAAATTTTGGCTCAATTCGGTCGCTTGCTTGGCTATGTACTCAGTTTTGCTGCTTTTAAGGAATATAATATTGATCCTACTACTAACGTAAAACGTTTTAAAGACTTTTCTCACATTCTTGAGACAAAGCCCCTTACTTTTACTGTTGGTCTTTTGCGTACCTTTTTAGAAACAATCAAAGTCACACTCACTAATTTAAAGAAGTTTTGGTTAACGGGTGATGCTTCTGATTTGATATTTACAGAAGATCGCATCACTAGGTGGAATAACTTGTATACCAAGTTGAAGAACGATTATATAGTTTTGTCCAATCCGGAACCCTTCGGGGTCACTGTTGAAGTTTTCGAAAAGGAGATTCTCTCTTGCATTGAGGAAGGCAAGTTTTTATCAAAAAACAAGCATTTTCTAACATCCTTTGAGATGAGTCTCTTTGAGCGTCGTTTTCAAGAGATACAAACATTGGAGCGGGATTTTAAACTTGTGCAGCTAGCTCAAGGTAAAAGGGATCCTCCACTTGCATTGTTGATAAATGGCCCATCGTCTGTTGGCAAATCGTCTATCATGCACATGCTATTTGCTCATTTTGCTAAGGTTAGTTCCAGTTTGGGTCGTGCCTTAGATATGAATGAATCATACATGTACACGCGTAGCGTTGCTGATGAATATTGGAGTGGTTTTAATTCCTATCAGTGGTGTATTGTTTTGGATGATGTAGCAGTTGCATTGCCCTCAAAAGCTATGCAGGATCCCACTTTAGATGAGATTATACGGATAGTTAACCCCATGCCTTGGACTCCTCCTCAGGCTGAGCTAGAACGCAAGGGTCGCTATCCGGTTTGTCCAAAGTTGTTTTTAGCCTCAACCAATGTGAAGGATTTAAACGCTTCTATGTGGTTCTCTGTGCCAATAGCAGTGCAACGACGTTTTCCTTATGTGATTACTGTTGCACCGAAAGCGGAGTATACTAAAACCAGTTTATATAATACCAATCCTATGTTGGATACCACCAATCTCCCTGGTGGTGATGGTTTTTATGATGATTATTGGTGTTTCACTGTGGAACGAACTGTTC